CTGAGACTTTTGATGATGTTCTGCAAGTTTCTAAAGAACTTTATGAGTTCTGTAAGATGCAAGAAGAAATGAAGACCAAGATGGATAACTTGGAAATGCAGAGTGGTCAGGATGGTTCTATGACCCACGAAGAAATGTTGGAAGAAGCAGAGCGTCGTGAAGAAGAGAATGAAGAAGGTAACTCTAGTGAAACTACAGACGAAACAGATCCTTGGGAATCTGAAGAACCTGAAGATAGTGACTCATATGGTGGAACGAACAATGATGAACCTGAAGTTTCCACGATGAATAATCTGGAAGAGGCAATCAAACAACTTGCTTCTATGGATGGATTTGAGAATGTTTATGTTGAACTCCCCAAACTTGAGATGAACAAGTTTGTTGTTGATAACTCTGAAATCCATGAGCGATTTGCTGAATGGGATGAGTGGATGGATAGGAATGAACTTGTTAAGGATGAAGTCTTCTATAACATTGACAATGAATTTGTGAAGTTCAAACGTTCTGCACAGAAAGAAGTCAACTATCTGGTAAAGGAGTTTGAGTGTAAGAAAGCAGCAGACTCGTATGCTCGTGCCACCACTGCTCGCACTGGTGTTCTAGATTGTTCTAAACTTCACACCTATAAGTACAACGAAGATCTCTTCAAGAAAGTTACTACTCTTGCTGATGGCAAAAATCACGGTCTAATTTTTGTTCTGGACTGGTCTGGTTCAATGGGCACTGTTCTTCAGGATACTTTGAAGCAACTGTTCAATCTGATGTGGTTCTGTAAGAAAGTGAGTATTCCTTTTGAGGTTTATGCTTTCACGAATGAATATCCCAAAATGCATCAGAATATTGATGGTACTAAATCTTATGCATATAAAAAACGTGAAGGTTTGGTTGTTGTGAATGAGTGGTTCTCTATGATGAACATCTTCACTAGCAAAACCAAGATGAAAGATCTTGAGCAGCAGATGAAAAACTTTTTCCGTCTTGCTTGGACTTTTAATCACTGGGCAAATATTCCCATCCCTACTGGTTTGAGTCTTTCTGGAACTCCTCTAAATGAAGCATTTATTTCTCTGCACCAACTGATCCCCCATTTCAAAAAAGAGAACAAAGTTCAGAAAGTTCAGTGTGTTGTTCTGAGTGATGGTGAAGCAGGCGGTATGAAGTATCACAAAGAAGTTCAACGTCGCTGGGAAGTAGAACCTTTCCTTGGTGTTGGAACTCTTGGTTGCAATTCTTTCCTGAGAAATCGCAAAACTGGCAATACTTATTCCTTTGATTGTGACTGGTGGGAAATGACTGAAATTTTCATCAAAGATATTCGTGATAGTTTTCCTGAAGTAAATTTCATTGGTATTCGCCTTCTTGAATCTCGTGATGCCAATAGTTTCATCCGACGTTCTTGTGGTTGGAATTCTGTCAAGACAGAAAAGACTATCAAGACTTGGAGAAAAGAGCGTGCATTTGCACTTTATGATTCTGGATATCATACTTACTTTGCCCTTTCTGCAAATTCACTTGCCAATGATTCTGAGTTTGATGTTGATGAAGGTGCAACCAAAGCAAAAATCAAGTCTGCATTTGTAAAGAGTTTGAAAAACAAGAAGATGAACAAGAAAGTTTTGGGAGAGTTTATTGAACTTATCGCTTGAATAAATAAGAATATAGAAAAAGTGTCTAGCGATGAAACCTTCCCCTAAGCAATTAAAAGAGACAAAAGAAATCTATGAAAAGGTCGTAACACACCTCATTGAGGAAGGTTACGCAACCGATTCTGATTCTGCAGATTCTATTATTAAAGGAATGAGCGAACAATGGTTTGAGATGATTACGGAGAATTGATAATGGAAAGAATTACACCAAAAGAAGTAACTTCTATGATGGAGGCAGTTGCCGCCGTCTATGAAAAGAAAGGAGATTGTGTAGATAAAAAAGAAAAAGGTGCTCACAACTGCGCTAAAAAAGTATGCCATGAAGAGTATGGTGAAGGTGAGTGCATCTTTGGACAACACGCTGTTCCCGATGAGGACGGTTTTGTCTCACACTATGATGTTCAGTTTGAGCATGGTATTGTAGAGAACGTCTCTGTAGAGGATTTGGAAATTCTTATCAGTGAAAATCATCCAACGGCAGAAGGTCACCGTTATGAGGGTGAAGTTGTTGATGAAAATGTTCTCAACTATCTTGGAGACAAATTTAAAAAAGGAGCTGACCAGATTAAGGGATTCTTCAGTTCAGGATCTGGGCAAGATCCAAATAGATCATTTTCTGGTAGGGGTTCTGGAAGAGCAGCTTTCAGAGATTCTAATATTCCAGCAGATTCTAATATTAAGCAAAGTGGTGGTGGACAGAATCAAGGAGAGAAACCACAAACACAAACACAAACACAAACACAGAAACCTCAACTTACTGATCAACAGAAAGTTAGAGCGGAGTATGACCGTTTGAGAAAATTGGATCCCAAAACTGGAAAAGTTATGGGTAGTCCAGAAGATTTGAAAAAAGCGGCAGAATATGGTAAGGCAATGTCAAAAGCGGGTGCTGCTAATAAGGACTTTTCTGGATACAAGTCTGCTGCAGATCTATCTAAATCTGATGCTAAGTCTGATGCTGGTCCTGGTGGATATGAAATTCCTGCTGATGCTAGACCTATAAAATCTGCTACTCCTGCTGCCGCTGGATCTGCTGCTGCTAAACCTGCTGCTGCTAAACCTGCTGCTACTCCTGCTGCCAGACCATCTACAGCGCAAGTTAGAGGAAGAGAAGCAATGATGGCAGCACAGCGTAATCGTGCTGCTAAACCTGCTCCTACTCCTGCTGTAAAAGCACCTGCTACTCCTGCTGCAAAACCTGCTGGTTCAATTGCTCAGAGATTACAGGCAATTCGTGATATGAGAGCAGCATCACAATCCAGTATTGCTGCACAGGGTGGTACACCAGCAACTCCTGCAGCAAATCCAACACCAAAATCTGTTCCCCCAAGCACTACTGGTGCAACTACAACACCTACAGCAAAACCTGTTGCAAAGGTAGATAAAAAACAATCACTTAAGAACGGAGACCCAATGGAACGTATGACAGGAAAGGGAGCAGCATCCCTTATGGATTCTTATTCTAAAGTTTACGAAGAAAGAGAATCTACACTGCAAGACACAGTTGATAGAGTAACCAAAGCAGGACAAAGTGCTTTGGAAAAACTGGGTGTACCTATCAATAGAACCAAAAGAGGAACTGTAACCAAAGCAGAACAAGATAAAAGGATCCAGCAAAATAATTCTGCAGACCTCTTTGATATCATTAAGGGTCACTTTATCGAAGAGGGTCTCACCGAAGAGGAAGCACTTTCTAAGATGCTTGACCTCACCGATGAGGAAAGAACCGAAATTATTGAAGGTTCTTGTGGTTCCAAAAAGAAAAAAAAATCTAAAAAAGGAGGCTATTGAAAATGTCTAAATTTGGAGATTTGATGAGAGGTGGTGCTCCTGCACCCGCACCAGCACCTGCTCCAGAACCTGTTGTAGAAGCATCTGAACCAGTAGTTGAAGAAACACCTGTTCTGGAAGAGATGAGCAAAAAAGAACTTGAAAAGTATGGTAGAACTCTTGGTATTGAACTTGACAGACGCCATAGTAAAGCAACTTTGATTGAAGAACTTAAAGAAGCAGAAGGCGAGTGAACCACTTTTCAAACTGGCACACGGGGGTCTTCGGACCCCTTTTTTTATTGTATAATTACTTCAGTTCAAACAAACAACCCAATGGGACTGTCCAAGCAAAACATCATCGCCTCTCTCCAAGAGACTTATGGTGAATCTGTCACTAGTGCAGATATCCGTGCTTGGTGTGCAATGAACGATTGTAACTACCAAACCATCTCTAACAAGATTGCTGATTGCAAAGTTGGTCGTGGTAAGTGGAATCTGACAGTGCAAGAAAAACTTGAGCAAACTTATCAGGCACCTCCTGCAATGCCTGCTATTGAACAAAACCTTATTCCCCAGAAAGATGATTCCTTCGTCAAGTTTGGCAATTTTGGTGACATTAAAAAAATTATTGAGTCCCGTGTCTTCTACCCTACGTTTATCACGGGTCTCTCGGGTAATGGCAAAACGTTTTCTGTCGAACAGGCGTGTGCCCAACTCGGACGAGAACTCATCCGTGTAAACATTACGATTGAAACTGATGAAGACGATCTTATTGGTGGGTTTCGCCTTGTTGATGGGGCAACAGTTTGGCATAACGGACCTGTCGTGGAAGCACTCCAACGAGGAGCAATCTTGCTACTCGATGAAATTGACCTTGCTTCCAACAAAATTCTCTGCCTCCAGTCCATCCTTGAAGGGAAGGGTGTGTTCCTGAAAAAAATTGGTAAGGTTGTTCAACCTGCTGCTGGTTTCAATGTTATTGCTACTGCTAACACCAAAGGTAAGGGTTCTGATGATGGACGCTTCATCGGTACTAACGTTCTGAATGAAGCATTCTTGGAGCGTTTCCCTGTAACCTTTGAGCAGGAGTATCCTACTGCTGCTATTGAAACTAAGATCCTCAACAAACTTTGTGTAGATGAAAACTTCTGCAAGCGACTTGCTGATTGGGCAGATATCATCCGTAAGACCTTTTATGATGGTGGTATTGAAGAAATCATTAGCACCCGTCGCCTAGTTCATATCGTCAAAGCATTCAACATCTTTGGTGATAAGGCAAAGGCAATTCAAGTTTGTGTGAATCGTTTTGATGATGAAACTAAGCAGGCATTCCTTGAACTTTATGACAAGGTTGATGCTGATTTCCAGATGCCGATTGACGAGGAGGTAGTCTCCTGATATAATGATTAATGCTTGGTCTCTTCTTTATGATGAATTGAAAATGGACGAAAACACTTTTGATATTAAAATGACTGAAAATCGTCGTTACAAGTACAGTGAGGATTCAATCCTTAAAGAACTGTCTGACTATATTTCTGCAACATATAATCAGCATTACTCTGCTGGTGATGATAAAATTCAAACACTCGATCTGATTGAAGCTTGTGGCGATGGTGAATCCTTCTGCCGCAGTAATATCCTCAAGTATGCCTCTCGATATGATAAGAAAGGCACTGCACGTCGTGACATTATGAAGATTCTGCACTATGCTGTTCTTCTGATGCATTTCAACGACAAAAATGCACAACGTGAAACCTACCCTCAGTGATAAAATTGAATTCTAATACTATGAAACTGTCTGACAACACTCTCACCGTTCTTAAGAACTTTGCTGGTATCAACAACTCGATTCTGGTGAAAGAGGGTAATCGTCTTCGTACTATTTCTGTTGCCAAGAACATTCTTGCTGAAGCAGATATCAAAGAAGAGTTTCCTCGCGATTTTGCTATCTACGATCTAAATCAATTTTTGAATGGTTTGAGTCTTCACCAAGATCCTGACCTTGACTTCAAAGAAGATTCTTATTTGAGTATTAAAGAAGGGAAGCGTCGCGTCAAGTACTTCTACGCCGATCCTAATGTTATTATTTCTCCTCCAGAGAAAGAAATTAATCTTCCTACCCAAGATATTTGTTTCCAACTTGATAGTGCATCTCTTGAGAAACTTGTAAAGGCAGCACAGGTTTATCAACTTCCTGACTTTTCTGCTGTTGGTGAAGCAGGTGTTATCAAGTTGGTTGTTCGTGATAAGAAGAATGACACCTCTAATGAGTATGCCATCGTTGTTGGTGAAACTGATAAAGAGTTTACATTCAACTTCAAAGTAGAAAACATCAAGATTATTCCTGGTGCCTATGATGTGGTTGTATCTTCTAAACTTTTGTCACAGTTTACCAATACCAAGTATAATCTGACCTATTATATTGCTCTTGAACCAGACTCAACTTTTGGATGATATCCTAGTTAGGATGCGAATTGCAGGCAGC